ATAGTCATTCTTGTGCGGCAGCTTCTCTTGAACTCCGCCGCTCTCTTATTCATTACTTCCGCTGCTGCTCTACGGTAATGCTTCCGTGACACTTTATTTGTCTCAATGTCAGCAGGCTTTGGAGGTAAGTCATAATGTACGATAGGAAGGAACTTACCAACACTTCTCCCCCTGTCTTGTAACAGCATAGCGACATTGACTATGAACGGGTTTAACCGATATTTTACCTGTTGTATTTTGTTGAGAAAAGCAAGTGGGATTTCCCCCTGTATAAGGGCGTGATCGCCTCTCCTGACTAGCTCATGACCTTGCATCACTTCATTGAGTATGTAACCGCCGGGCTCTGTGTTAGTCCAATCCTTTGGAGGCACTAGCATCGGCCATGCCAATGGTGAAAACAATTCTGCATTTGCCATCACCTCGTCTTTGATGTCCATAAACTCAGCTGTTGGTGTAATATATACTGTAGTCTTACGACCTACACGTATACGCTGCTTACAAAACCAACCGCTAGACTCCATGATGCAATCAAGTAGCCAACCACCGAGCTTGGTACGGATAGATGTACCCCACGCTGTCCATGGTTTAACATTATATCTGTTCATCAGCGTCCTGATTACTACGAGCTTCTGTTGTGTACCACAGGCTTTGTGCCAATAGTTGTCCTTGAGTGTTTTAAGTAATGCGGGTGCATGGTATTCGTAGTGTCTCATCTGGCACTCATCCTCGACTGATTTGCCAATGGCACTACATATATTTGTAGCTTTGTTGCAACCTTCCTTGTAACCAAACACGTTGTCGAACGTGACTTTACAAGCGATAGCGGCAGCAGCAAGTGCTTCTATTGTAGATAAGTACTCGTGTATGTCCTTGAAGGCAGCACCATACTTACCTTGATGTATTTTTGTGTTGGTATCTTCAATACGTTTGACTACGTGCGGAAGCAGTGTGTCAATACTACTGATACCATATATACTTGCGGACGAATAGTTCTGTTGTTCTAACTTAAACGTCTGGTCACGCAACCTCTTCAGACCTTGGCTGATCTGTGATCTCTCTAACTGTAGCTGTTCCGTGATTTGGTCTTGAGTTATATCTGTCGGATAATTCATCTCTTATCTGTGCAAGTAAGTGTCTTTCTATTTCCTCGTAGTGAGGGTGGTTTGTGTCAAGCATATCTAATGCCTGTTTGTGATACGTATAAACGTCATCACTCGGAATCAAGTTCTTTCTTTTCATTTTCTGTAAGGTATTTTGCGGGTTTCATGTGTTGTATGAAGTCATGCCCTGCAATAATAAACTCCTCTTCTTGGTCTACAATTAGTTTTGCGACCTTTTTCTTGGCGGATTTATGTTGCTGATAGACATACTCTTTGATCTTGCCTGTCTTACAGTTTATAGTACGTATGATGCAATCGTGAGACGTGGGTAGCTCCCAACCATCTATCTTCCAGTCCATAAAGTCTTCATACGCTATAGGCGGAAACCAATGAGCCGGTGCAGCCTTTACTTTGTCATAGTTGTTGGGAAAGTATTTCTTTGTCATAAGGTCTGTACCTTCTGTTAGGGTTTGCGTGTTTGTCAAGGTAGACGTCCTTGAGAGTAGTCTGATACCACTCTTTTGCCATAGAGTCAGCACGATACGCCGCTTCCATGTCATCTTTTGCCATAAGGCAGAAGTGCTTGCCGCAATCTGTGTCGGCACAATAATAGCGATATAGGGTCATGATTGTGAGTGGGTGAGTTTTTTAATTAAAGTTTTGGTACGGGCTCTGGCAGCCTGTATCATACGTGGTTTCTTCTTGTACTTGGGCAACTTCTTGGAGTGCTTTTGCCAGTTCGGTGTTGTTGTCATGATAATTCCAATGTCGTGATACCCCTGCAATAATGAAACAGTTAGTTACCATAGTCAAGGCTATAACTACAGCTTCGTATGGGTATAGCTTCCTTTTCTTCATTTTGCTATGTATGGGTATTGTTCATCATCAGGATAATAGAAGTCAACTAATGCGTACTCGTGCTTATCACAATGTTTCTCTGCATAGAAGTTGGCATCTGTGTTACTCCTGATTACATCTGCATCAACGTCGACCTTTATGAGCAGATATAATGGTTTTATAGCCGTAGTTGGATATGCGGCTTGAAATTCAGCTTGGTTCATAAGTACCCCGCTATCTCACAGCCGGGCTCGTCGTAGAACCACGAAATGGCTACAGTATCTGGATACTTCTCTCTGAGTGCATGGCATATAGCTTCTGGTGGCGACCATGCTGTATTGAACTCTATCTCTAGGTTCTCAGGGTCAGGGTCTACGACCTCGACATCATATGCGTCCCACTTGGTATCCCAGTTCTGTAGTCTCCAGTCATACCATCTGTCATCAGCTATACCTGTGGAATGGAATCTTTGTGATTCACCATAGCGATCTTGTTGTGTGATAGGTAGTTCGCCAACATCACCACGTTTTGAGTGTAACCAGTTAGATGCTGTTTTCTCGTCAAGTGGTATGTTAGCCCAGTCTGGTTCTGGTATGATCTGTCCAAAGACACTCTCGTCCTCGAACATCTGCTTGATAGCTTTGATGTCCTCGATAGCTTTAGCTGTATCGTTTCCGGCAGGGTAGCATGTAACCCTGTTGTGACAATGGTTTGGCATAATTATCTCCTGTATTATTTGTTGTATCTAGCAAGTATCTTGCTGAAAGCTGCGTCTTTTACTATTGTAGCATAGTTTGAGTCGTTTTGTACTGTTTGTAACAAATTAAGAAGCATTTTGTTCTCGTCTGCTGATATACCTACAACTCTGCCTGACTTAGTAGTCTTAGCTGCGGCTTTTTTAGGTGCAACAAGCTTCTTAGCTTTGATCTTAGCAACTGCGGGTGCGTCTTTCTTGATTGAGTTCTCAAGTTGTTGTACTTGCATCGCTGCCTCTGCGTCTGCTATGGCTTTGTCGATCTTAGCGTTCTCTTCTGCTCTCTGCTCTGGTGTAGTAGAGAAGTCGTAAATTGGTAATGATGTTGTCATGGTGGTTTTGTCCTTAATAAATGATGGTTTGCGGTCTGGCCTGCGTATATAGTTGGTAGCAAGCCATGGTTTGGTGTTGAGGTAACGTATGTATGCCTCGATAGTAGTGATTGTGGTGTCGAACTTGAGTGACTCTGGCATAGCACGTGTAAACTCTGTAACTTTGGCGGCGGCGTCGTTGAGATCGTCGTCGAAACAGTCGTGATAGATGTGCTGTGCTTGGCATATGACGTCGTAACAGGTATGAACCTTGCCGTAGCGTTGGTAATACTCGTTACATAGTGCAATACCATGTAGTATGAGCCATGCAAGATTGTACTGGTTGGCAGCAGCCCACTGCGTACATGGATGGTTGCGAAATGCACCATGCTGTGTGCGGTAGGGTGTGCCGTCTGATTTGTAAAGCTTGCCGACGCCGTAGTACCAGTCACTATAGATAATGGACAGCATCTGGCAAGTCTCGAGTGGCATCTTGACTATGTGCTTGTCTGGTAGGTTGCGAGCTGACTGTACTGGGCAGCGGTTGGTAACAAAGATATTCATATACTCATTATAATCTAAATATCACAAATTGTCGACCTTTTGTCAGGATTCTCAGACTTTTTATTTGAGACTCCTTGTGAGTTTACGTACTCGATTTGTCTAGCGGACAGCTCAGGCGACCACTCGTAGTTTCGTGCACGTTTGTATGTTGCATCTGTCTCTTGTATGTACGCAAACATTTCGTCGTTGCGTATCTTGTTTGCGACAAAGCAATCTATAGGTACTTGGTTGTCCTGTATCATGTCATACTCGTCCTGAGTAATGAATACTTCTGGTATGTATATGTGTGGCATTAGTCGTCCTCCTCCTCTTCTGGTTCTGGTTCTATTGCGTTATGTACGATAATCCACAGTGACCCGTCGATTACGTCATTGTCGTCCCACTTAACTGGGCACTCGTCTAGCCATTCGGCTACGTGTTGATTAAGCATCTTCATCCTCCTCGTATTGTTCTCTGTCCTCTGCTATCTCTAAGCAGAAGTATTCTAGCAGTTGTCTAACTGTGAGATCAGGTACTTTTATGATGTCGTCCATGAAACTAGCAAATGAGTGCCTAGTGCCGTCGACCATGTAGTAGTACTCTTGTATGTAATCAGACTGCCACTTGAGTTGTTCTGGTGTCTGTTGTGGTTGTGGTAGTGATTGCGTCATCTTGCTGCCTCTATTTTGTCTGTTAATGTATCGAAAGCGTCCTCATTGAGAGTGCAGTAGTGAGTGTTAAATGCGTACTGTACTAACTCTCTAAGCTCATCATACTCGTCGTTAGTAAAGGTAAGTGTGTTCATGACATCTCTCCTACCAAGAAAGGTACTGCGTTCCCGTTGTGTCTCAGCACCTTTTTGAGTGCCATGTATGTTTCGTATGAACAATCTGTCCATGTGTCTTTCCATATCATCCAGTCATGGTCAAGCAGTACTGGTATCATATCCTTGTCATCTATGTATGTGTTAAATGGCATTTGTTTCCTCCCTTAATATTAATCTGTCTACTTGTGTGTTGATATTCTCCTTGAGAAACTCGAGTCGTTTGATGTAGTCCTCTGGATAGAATAGTGTAATGTCGCCCTCGTTCTCTTCGATTAAGAACTTAAGTACACATTCAAGTACTAGCTGTCCTTGTCTCATGACTTACCTCCGTCAATGACTGACAACTGGTTCTTTCTATGCTCTAAGTCAATAGATAACTGCCAGTCCTCGACCTCTTGCATTGTTTTGTGTAACAAGTCATGTGACTGAGCAAGATCGTAGCATACTGTAGCTATGAACAAGTAAACTATGTCCTTGATGTATAGCGATTGTACTGCGAATCTGTCATCTTCTGTCTTGCACTCTGCTTGTGCCTGATTGTATGCGTGCTGTGCCTGTGCATAGAACTCGTACGCACTTGTGTCATCAAGCAACCAATGATGTATGTCCTCATTGTATTCCTTGTAAAAGGAGATGATGTCCTCTGGCGATTGGTGGTGTACGAAGTTGGACTCGTCATGATCGTGCACGAGAGTCTTGACCTCGATTGGTGTGTATTGACCCATGATCTCTTTGACTGCGGGTGGTGTGTATGTATCAAGCATTTACTTCTTCTCCTTGTTTGTTGAATGATTTGTCTATGACTGGTACGTATAGTACGCCGTCGTCCTTGAGGTATTTCAAAGACGTAGTAAACCACACATTGTTAGCGTGGTGTTGGTATGTTTCTAAGTCTGGAAAGTATGTCTCAGACCATGTAACTTGTGTCATGTTAAATAAACTCCATTGGTGATGTAACGTAGTGACCTACAGCTTCTTGGTCAAACATGTCCTTGTAGTGCCAAGCGACATCTTCTACCTTGTCTTGGTTGGTAGTGTTGATAATAACTATCTTGGTATCTTCTAAGTCAGACTGCCATGTTCCCACTGCGTCTGTGATAGTATACCCGTCAAAGTTAGCGTCAAGTACTTCCTGACAATACATCTGCCAGTCTAAGTCTGTGACATAGCCGCCGTCTGGTTTGTTGCGACCCATAGTTAAGTGATGTAGCATAACTGCGCCCTAGCTGATGTGTGTGATTGATAGTTGTATAAGTTTAAGAACTCTTGTGGTGTAAAGAGTAGTAAACTAAGTAGTATAGTATATGTAAGCATTTGTCCTCCTAATTATATTATAGCAAAAATAAAAGATAAGTCAATAAGTATTTTTACTCAAATGTTATCTTGTCTCCTGTTGGTGTGTAAACTGTGACCTTGGTAGTGTACTCGCCTAGCTCTGCGTTGAGTAGTGCGGTAGCAATAGTCTGCTCGTTAGTCATAGACAATACTGACTGATCGAATACGTCCGTGAACTCTGCTCTGTCGAGTGATATACATATCTCGTTCTGTGTGGTATCGTCAGGTACGTCCTCGTACTCTAGACCTATTGCGTCCAGTAATTCCTCGCAGTCGCAGTCTATTTCTATGTACACGTCGTATGTACCCTGCGACCTTGCCTGTTTGATTCTATCTGCTTTGTTCTGCATAGTTGCGTCCTAGTGATGATAGTGAATGTGTGTAAATGTAAAAATTTGTCTGTATATACCTATTATAGCATCTTATCTTGAGACTGTCATGAGATGTGTGGAATCTCAGATAAGAATAATGAGTATAATAAGTCGCATGAGACTGATTGTGAATGAGTGTGAGATTTGTGAGTCTCAACACACTTTCTTATGTAACTTATTTGTATTACTATTACGTTTTATAAACTTAGATGTGCGTTTCCTATTAATTGTAGATGGTAACACAGTATATGTCACTTCTTTACAATTCTCTTCTAAGTGCGTAATCGAATTATATAATTGTTTATAATATTCTGTACTATGATGATAGAACTTAAATCTTTGATGATTCATAATAATAATAACTCCTAATAATAAATAATAATAATTAAACAGCAAGTGCTAATTGATTGATATAATTAACACCATTAACATTTAATCCTAGCATTTGTAATGCAATAATATCATTATCATTAATAGTTTTTTTACCTGTTAAAGATTGTAAAGCTTGAGCTTGGCACTCGTCTGTAACATAGTGTAATGTCTTACCGAAGGCTGTCTTAGGTTGTGTCTCAATGTTGGTCATGTTTGGAATCTCCTTTTATCTCTTATACCATTATTATAGCAGTCTATTCTGAGAATGGGTTGAGATTTGAGCATTACCACACATCTTATTTGCGTCGCACATGATTGTGAGTCTCAGTCTAATACTGAGTGATACTGGACTAAGACTGAGATGCCAACAGATCGCTACACATTCCTTGACAGTCTCATACTGTGTCGCAAGCGTCCTTGTTGTGATTGTGAACATTTAACATTAGTTACTTGACACGTCGCAAATCTGGACTCAGCAGTAATGCGTTGGACTCAGCGTTCACGAATTGTTACAATGGGGGAGTTTACGTCCGGCGAGGGTCGTATATCGACCTCAGAAATTTATGTTATTTTTTATAGAGGCTCTCTAAGTATTGTTTTTTGAGCTGTAATCGCTGTTCTTGAAGACTTAACAAAGGCCACTTGTTAATCTTAAGTGCTATCTTCATTTTTCTCCATCTATCCAGTAATATACGCTCTATTGCTGCGAATATTCTCATGGTTGTTAGTTAGTGGAGGTCTATTAGGTATATCCATTCATAGGATATTAGGTTACAGGGGCTGAGTCCACCCTTCTCCTCCCCTGTATAAGTGCGTGATCGCTCAACGCCAGTTAGGAATAGGGCTTGTGCCTGTATCCCTTCCTCGTGACTCTTCACGCTGCTCTAAAGTCATTCCTAGACACATGTGATTAGCACTCGCTTGTGGGTCATCTAGGAACTCTGCTAGCATATTTGCAAATTCTTCTTTCTTTCTGTCTTTTATCTGTTCCTGTGCACTGATATGTAACGCATCTATAAAGTACTTTACTCCCTGTGCTAGAGCATCTAATCTGTCGTCGTGCTTAACTGCACCTTTTTGACGACACATACGGCTCATTTGGTAAAATAGCATATAGAGGAGCCTGCTTTCAGGCGGACTGTCTTTGTTCGACCGATAGTCCCAGTCGATAACCCCACGATCAACAACAAGGCGGTGCTGATTGAGCACAGGTTCAAGACTGTCAATAATGCGGTCCTCCTTCCTAACATTTGCTCGTACCTCTTCAATAAATATGTTTTGTTTTGTCTGAATAAGATGTTTTTTAAATAATTCACTTACGATTCCATCTCCGAAGTTTGTTTCGATAACCAAGCTTGATACATTGTACTTTTTACAGCCTCTAAGGATGTCGAGCAAGGTATTATCACTATACCCGTCTCTGTATGCTCGCACTTCATGCAAGTAGAGGATTCCGTTCTTTTGGGATATATAACAAGCCGCTGTTTCGTCTGTACCCCTACCGGATGGGTCGACACTACAAATGGTTTCGTCATATTCAGACCAGTCTCCTTGCAGTTGCATAGGTGTATAGAAATAGTCTCCCGGTAATCCGACTGTTGGAGCATCTCTGATGACATTCTTGGGGTCTGAGCACCATATAATGTTTTCGGGTGCAGTAGTAGGATTAACGCTAGTGACAATGAGATCAGCCATCTTAAGTGGGAACTTTTCTGCATCTGATAAGCTTGTGTCGAGTTGAAATTGCAACATATAGTTGCTACGACCCATAGATGCTTCCCTTTCTAACAAGTCATCATCTGTGAATCTACTGTCTGTAGGAGTCCATTCTTCGACTCCATTATCTATATCTACTTGTAACTCAGGTGCTAGTAGTCCTTCGTACTGGGTAATGTTTTTACCTCTTGGGTATCTTGCCGGCCAAACCAAGGGACGATACGAACGCTCTGCCAACTTACGATAAATAGTAAAAGTAGTCTGAGGAGTCCCGAGATACATAATACGGCTATCGCTCTTCGGGGTAAGGATTGACTCCGCTTCCGTACAGAGTTGTAAAAGTTTTTCACGCATCAACTCCGTCATACTGTTGCCCGGGACTTCTACGTCGTCCAAGATCATGAGGTCGGCTCGGGAACCGGTCAGTTGACCAGTAATACCCACGCTTTTTACCGAGGGAGCTTGGTGCGGGGAACAATTTACGTCGAAACTTATACGTGACCACCTCGAGTCGTCGGATTTGGGTCTCAAGAAATTTAGCCATGGTGTTTCTATAATTAATTTTTGTAAAAAGATAGACATGTTGTCTGCACGTTCTTTAGATGCAGATATAATCATAATCTTTCTTTCTGGGTCGTTAAATAATGTCCAAAGTACAAACGCTCCAGTAATCCAACTCTTACCGACTCCTCGAAACGCTTGTATTTGTAGTCTTTTTGGTCCAGTTTGCAAGTAGTCTGCGATTGCATACTGTGCCCGTGTTGGTGGCGGAAGATGTAATTCATGCCATAATGCTTGCAAGAATAACTTAAAATCTTGCTGTAGTAGTGCTAGGCTATTCATCTAAGTCATCTAGGAATTTATTTTTTTTCGGTCTACTATAGATTGGCTTCTCTCTTCTGATAAGACCTTGGAATTGACCATAATTATTTTTAATATATGGATTGCTAATATTAAATATTTCTTTTTGTGTTATTTTATCAGCAGGCTGAATCCAGTTATCAATTTCTTTTTGTATTTCTGCAAGTTCTTTTTTAAAACTTTCTACAGCACGTCTTCCGTAGGGCTTACCTACAGAATTTAATGCACCATCTTGTAAGCTTAATAGTAACTCGTCACGTTTATACATTAACTGTCTTATCTTTTGAGGTGTACTATTTTGTAATACTTCATGACGTAATAAACCAAGTCCGTCAGACCTTTTTAACCATTTTTCACTACGTAGTACTTTCTGAGCTTCAGCATTAATATCTGCATACTCGCCCAGTATGTACTTAGACCCTTTCTTACTCTTCATTTGTGTTGTAACAACATCGTAAAAGTCTTCCCAGTCTTGTCTACGTAGCATTTTAGCACCGTCATTACCCATAAGCTCTAACATTTGAGCTAACACAGAAGTAGCTACCATATCAGACTCTTTGACTAACTTAGCGTACTTATCTACTTCTATTAGCCTTTCAGCCATGCTCATGTTTCGTACTTTTTTACCTAACTTACTTAAATTACCGGCACTGTCAAAGTAATAACCCATTTGCTCACCAATAAATCTGTGTACCATTTTATGTACTTTTTCTGGTAGCAATCTAAAGTTTCTAGGGTCATTTCCACTTCCTATACCTCGTTTAAGTAAAGCTTTAGTTACTTGTTCAGCTTCATCAAAGGTTTTTATACCTTCGTATAGCGGTAAGCCTGCCATAATAGCGTTAACATGATGATCTTCTAGTTTTAAGCTTTTCATAACAGCCGGATTACCAAAATACTGAGCTAAAGATGCGTAAGCAGACCTGTAACTTTTTTCAAACGCTTTAGGACGTGTTGCTCCAAATAAACCACCTTGTAATCTGTTAGCAGCTGATCGTGCTTTTTGATTTTTACTACTGCCAGTATATCGTAATAGATATTGCCTAAATGCTTCTTCGTTAAATGGTAATAAACCTTCTGTCTGTAAGAAAGCGTCAGACTGTGCAAGAGTAGTATTTTTACCAAGATATGGAGGGTTTGATGGTGTACCCGGTGGGTTAGGGTTGTTTGATGGGTTGACATACTGTCTCTTACCAGACTGCATTAATACTTCTTCTGGTGTTTGACCTGTAACTTTACCTATCTTTTCTGCTGCACTTAGCTCTTCTAGTTCTAATTCTTTAGCAGCTTTAGCGATAGCTTCATAATCTGTGTCATCGGCTATTTTAGTTCCTATTCCTAGGTTTTCTGCTGCTTGACCTACACGTAAGTCTGCTGCTTTACTTGCAAACTTACCTTTTCTTACTTTTAAAAATGCTTTGATAGCTTTACTGCCACCTTTTAATACTCTACGTGGTATATAACCTAAACCTAGAGTAATTAAATCTATACTGTCAGGTACTATCATTTCCCCGGCTAAGGCTGCTACCCAATGTTCTTCAGAAAGACCAAAGGTAGCTGCTTTAATAGCTTTTTGTCTTGTATCATGAATACCGATAAACTTATCTAACTTCTCAGGAACGGATAATACTTGTTGAAGAAAGTTAGGTGTTTGCTCTTGAAAGCTTTGTTCTTTGTCAAAATCTTGAGCATATCCGTTATCAGATTTTATATTGGTATTAAAATGATAATCTACTTCATTCTCCACGTGTGTATCTTCCCTCAAACTGTTTGCGTCGTTTATATTCAAAAACTGAGCACGGATAACCATACTCAGCTTCGCAATCAGGATGTATAGTTTTTTTATCCATATACTCCTGAGTGTATGCCTTTGATTTTTCGTAATCCAGTACTCTATCCAGTTCTCCCTTTTTACCAAGTGTTGTCATGATGTCAACAGCTTTTTTTGTAATTGCTATACCTTCATCAACAAAAGTAAAATGTTTGAGATACGGCCAGTATTTTTTAATACTGTTTCTAATATCTTCAGCGACTGGGTTTACTACGTCACCGTTTTCATTCATGTAAACAGTACCGTCACCATTTGGGTCTGGATAGTAACCCGGTGTTATTTTTGGTTCTTTTGGTTCCATCTATTTTATGTGTGATAGAATTGTGTGCTCTCGGTCTGTTACACCGAATGTGGCTCTCATCCAGTCAAGCCAGTTTTTACTACCTTTTTCCTGATTGCATCGTCGACAAGATGCCACGACATTCGCCGTTTCATCTCTACCCCCTCTGCATTTAGGGCGTACATGGTCGATAGTGAGTTGTTGTAAATCATAAGTTCCTCCACAATAAACGCATTGACAATTAAAGTGCTCTTTGATAGCCCTTCTCCAGAGCCTTTTAGATTCTGAACTCGTCATGGTTATTAAGTTGTGTAAATAGTAATCAGGGTTTGGTAGTAATGGGGTCATTTTTTAATTTTGAGTCTGCTACGTCGATTTTTTGATGGCTTTTGTAATCTGCCACGGGTCTTGCTACCCTTATAATGGGCGGCATCCAACCCGTCACGGTTGCCATATGTACCAAGTTTTCGATTAAGTTTGTTTGCATTGACTCTAATTTCTAGACCTTTCTTAGTTTTGTTGTATCTCCGTTGCTGTTTGCGACGTCTAGCCGCTGCCTTCGGATTCTTTTTGTAGTATTCAGAAGTTCTTGCCATACACTTTCCTCTTAACGAGCGTTGGGTCGACAGTTGGTAGAAGTTGGTTAAGCTTATCTAAAGGACTACCCTCGAAAGCAACACCAGTAATATCGTTTGTTTTAAGCCAATCGCAAGCTGCTTTTAAATCTTGTGTTGTAGCTTCTCCACTTTTTATTCTACGCAAGAAGTCCTCTGTAACAAGATAGTGTAGCTCATTAAAACTGTCTTCTGTTGCTTTCCTAGGTAGTTTCTTTAGTTCATCCATTATGCTTTACCTTTTTTGTTTTTGTAATACTGAATGACTTTTTTAGAGTCATTGATGTCATGTGGGCCGGGACCTGATAGTCTTTTGTTAGCTTCCCTAACATCTTTAGGTACTCCAAAATAATTAGCACTAGCTATGTTAACGCTACCTGTTGGAGCTGTTTTTTTAGCACCTTTAGATGCTCCTGATTTTGCCATTAGACTGGTAATAAGTTTTTCTTGACTAGCTCGACTAGCT